GACTGCCTCGGACATGGCTTACAAAGGCTTTGGCTCCAGCATCATCGCCAACACTTGCCGGGAAATGATCAATCTGGCGGAGATGCGGGTTGGACCAGGTGTACCCCGGACCTTCCGGCTGGATCTCTGCAAACGGCGAAGCAAGGCGGGAATGCGAGATTACGAAGGACACTTATCAAACCACGTTTATATGCAGCACAGTCAAAAGAATGTCTCTTGGGAATTGTGCAAAGAACCTGAAACACCAAAGAAAGGGAAGTAATGAATCACGACGAACTTAAAGAACTGTACCGACTTGACGAACTACTCCACCCGGAGGGTAAACCCTGGGAATGGTGGGATCGTAAAGCAACATTTAATTGGGTGTCAATGTTCCAGGAACCATCTTGGTATGAAGATGTTCAATACCACCGTAAACCTACCGCACCGAATTGGGATGAGGAGTTATCACCCAGGGAGGTAGCTGAGTGTGATGAACTTCCTATAGGCTATGAGGTTGCAGGTGATGATGGATATGTAGCAATACTCTTCTGTGGTGCAGAGATATGGAATCAAGATTACGGATGGTTGTATGAGCAAAAAGCCGACAACGACATCCTCAACCACTTCAAGAAACGCAGGGAGCAAGCACTTGCAACCTACGGAAACACAAGAGACAATCCTCTATCTAAACGACAACAACAAGCCGCAGAGGACATAGCAAGCACCGACCCAAAAGAGCAATCGGCACAACAGAAGGCACAGCACTGCTTACTCCCGCCGTTGTTCCTAAAACAAGTTACCGCTGTCTTGGAACATGGTGCAGAAAAGTATGGTCCTTACAATTGGAGAGAGAGTGATGGAATCCAGCAGGATGTCTACATCAGTGCAACCTTTCGCCACCTCATTGCTATTATGGAAGGACAACGGCTAGACCCAGACTCAGGACAACCGCACTGGGCTCACATCGCAGCAACCTCCGCAATCATGATTGATGCATACAAGCATGGAAAGCTAAAGAGATGAGTAGTTTAAGCAACAGTCAAAAAGAGTTCGGAGAAGCTAAGATAAAAAAAGCTGCGGAACGGTGGGATGTCACTCCACTACAGGCAGCAAAAATATTGGCAGATCTTACCTACATCAACAAAGAATGGAAATGGGTGAATATGGATATGTTTCTTCATGAATTCATTTCTTCAGAAGCATGAAACGCGGCAAAACAGAAAAAGAAACCCTCGACCTCAACGGGTGGGGAGTCGGTGACATCTTAGAAGGTGAGGATCAATGATCCTCTCTGCCAGAGAATGGAGGAAGGTAGGAGAGCAGTAGCATCGCTACTGCGAGGGGGGGTCCTTCTCTTTCTCCGCATCTTGTTTTGCCCAAATCTCTCTGATCCCAGCAACAAATTGCTTTATCTGGGAACGATCCATTCCTTGCAAAGCTTCATTTAATTCGACCGATTCTGTATCATTCATTTAATATTTCCTCCATGGCACTGGCGTAATCCGCCTTTAATGAGTCAGCACTATCTCCTTTGAGATGACCCCAAATATCCTTTTCAGGATACCAAAGTAAAGCTTGTAGATCTGCATTAGAATAGTCAAGTCCATGCTCATCCTTTAATTTTTTGCGAGCAATCTCAAATGCCTTGGTAATAACTACACGTTCAAGATCAGATGGAGAGTCTACAGGCTTAGTTCGATCTTTTATGGTTTTCCCAATAAATGCCCAGTGTGGTTTGCGTAGTTTACGGAGTGCATCAGCACGTTTCTTAGCTTCTTCTATTTGAGCATCTGCTTTTCTTTTTGCTTCCGCATATTTTTGTAAATCTTTTGGAGTTTTAGCCTTTTTCTTCTGAATTGCCAACCTTGCTTCTATTACTTTCTTCTTAGCATTAAGTTGTCGTTCAATTCCGTTGTAATAAGACTCCCATTGCTTTGCTAAAGCTGCTCCGAATTCACGCACTTCTTTAGCATTCTCTCGTCCTTCCGGAGTGGACTCATCGAATAATCGATTCAAGTCAGCAGTGGAGATCTTGTGCTTTGATTGTCCGTTTTTATTAACACCGCCTTCTAGTCGTAAGCCTTTCAGGACTGGAGGTAATTCAATAAAGGAATCCAGTTTCTCTTTTCCTCGCTCACTTCTCTTTCTTACGGAATAGATCAATCTACCAATATCCTGTGCCGTTAATTCAGGACGAACAGAATCACCAGTAAGTCTACCAAAAGTACGTCTCAACCAAAGGTCAACAGTGACAGGATCATAGTTCCCTAAAAGATTTTGAAGGAAACCTTGCCCAATCTTTGGACCAAATGCAGCGGACCCCTTCACGGTGTCATCCTGATATCCAGCAATAGTTACATCCTTCTCTTTAATTTCAGAAATCAATTTACTTAAATCACGAACAGTGAAGTCACTTTCAGCAAATTTCATATATTCATCCTGCCCAAGTTCCTCAATCAGTGTATCGAACAGCTTCAGATTTTCTGTAATCGCTTCGTTCTTATCTCCGTGCTTCTTTGTGTAATCAAACGAACCATTATCCTTCCAATATTGGTACTGATAAATACCAGCCTTCATATTATCCTTCACCTTCATATTCTGGGAGGTGATAGCAACCGCAGCGAGGAAAGTATGATATTCAAATCCCTTATCCTTAATTTCAGGAAATTTCGTTGCCGCCAACTCAAGCATTCTCTCCACTGCTGACGTATACCAGTCAGTGGCGTTTCCTACTTCCGCAGCTTCACGAATAGCATCCGCAACCAATTGATCAGCAAACCACTCAATCTCTGCATCACCCATCTCCTTTGCAGTCAAGGTTTCCCCATACTGTTCAAGGAATGACTGCCTCAACAGTGCTGCTGCACCATCAATGTCTTTTACGACTCCCGCTTGTTCTGGATCGTCCAGGATCTTTATGGCTAAATTATTGGATAATCCGCTCACGCCTGGCGAGTACCGAATGTCGTCGCTCGAAGGATTGAACCTTTCGCTCAAAGGAATGATGTTACCCTTTTTGTCGTAGGTAACGGGGTCGGCGGACTTGATCTGGTTGGGGTTGAATGTCACATAAACATCATGAATCGGAGCACTTGCAGTATCTTCATAACTATCCCTTGTGTTTCGAATGATAATTCCGTCATGCCCTTTTGCTTTTGCTTCTTGAATTTGTGCTTCTTGAGTTGATGGGCCGCCCCGTTTGCCCCATCCTTTACCCCTTGCATCAATTATCATCGGATTTTGAAGATCTACATAAAACTCAAGCACTGCTGGATCTCCTTCAGGAGCAAACGCCCTATCTGATCTCGCATAAGTTTGAGCGATCCCCTTGTTTGGCGTAAAAAATACAGGGACATTCTGAGAATCATATCCAACATTGCTTTCTGCTTCATCTAACAATTCCATATATCGGGAGGTAGGATGATTTTCCTTCTGTCCCTCAATATTCAATTCTACTTGTATTTGCTTGGCACGTTCTGGATCTTTCACAAACCGAACTAATCTTTGTCGATCAAATACTGGATGTGCTTCAAGTGTCGAGGAGTCTGGAGTTCCATGGTATAACAATGGCGATTGATAACGATCACCGCGAGCATTCGAAACCATCGACTGCAAGACCTCACGGTTCGCAGCTTCGTCCTGAGCAAGTTCCATGTAATCCGCCTCCGTGTACACAGGCTCTGGCGTACTCTCGACATAACGGGAGTATTGAAGCCTCAGAACCTCTTCTGATGCGGGAGGTTGATCTTTCTTCCAAGTCTCGTAGTCGAGGTGCGTGCCAGGGAAGTACCGGATATCGTCAGCATCAAGTTCCTCATGTATTCGCTTCTCCAAGCGATCTAAAGCTTCTTTGACTTCCTTTGGTTCCCAGTCCTTAGAAACATACTCAACAAAGTCTGGAGATTCATGAAGTGATGATGTTCGTTCATGATCACGAATTGATATTTTGGTTTTTTCGCCTGTTTCGTCATGATAGACATCCAAATACCAAGATCCCGTTCCAGCCTGCTCCCATTTAGTACCATCAAAGCCTTCAGGGATAGCAAAATGCTCAAACAGTCGATAGCTGTTAAGCTTATTATCAAACTGCCCACCGAACTCATCTCTCCCAGACTCTTCTATTGCTTGTCTAAATAATTCTTCAATATCCACTTTTGCCTCTTCAATTGAATCATATATATACCCATCAATATTTAATGTATCATCTTGTATTTCGATGGAACTACTCGCTTCCACTTTCCCATCCTCATAAACCAGTAAGCTTATTGAACTAGAGACATCTGGGTGAGTATATTCATGCTCAACAAAACTCGCATCGGGGTCATCTATAATCTCAACTGAGATGTCCTTAATTGAAGGTCTTGGCTTTTGTTCTTTCAGGATTTCTTCCAATGCTTTTGCTCTCGATTCAGCCGATTCCCCAGGATAGTAGTTCTCCCGAATCCGCTGGTAGGAACCCCCTTGACCAGACTCCCTCGAAGTAAGGGGACGATCCAGATCTTTCTTCATACGTGGATTCCCAAGATCAATCCAGTTCGTCCGGTCCAATCGATACGAATTCAGTGCAGTATCCTTGGCATCCTTTAGTGCTGAAACACTCCATGAATATGGATTAGGAGTCCGGCCAGATTGTGAACTTGTATTAGGATCACCCAAACCGATTGATTTGCGAATAAAATCACGTTTTGCTACAGTTAGCCCAGTAGCTCCTGATAGCCCTTTTGAGTAATTATTGAAGTAAGTATAAACATCCTGGTAAAACTGCCCCACATCCCCGCTATAGAGGCTTTTACCGACCTGCGAATTCATTTTCTTGGCTCCATTGGCCATCACCTTGTCCAGATTCCAAACTCGATAAATCAAGTTACCTTGTTTGGTCACTTCAAACCCGGTCACAAAAACATTTTTCTCTGCTGCTGCAATTGCCTTATTCTTTCCAGCTCGCATAGTGGATTGGTACATCACGGATATTGGTGTAGCATGGAGCCCGTGCTTCAGGTAATCATTTAATGATCGCAGATTCTCAAGTTGATGAGGATTAAAGCGTCCGGATTGCTCCAGGAAATCCAGTAATTCGTCGGGAAGGTAACGTCCTGCAATAATTGTCTTCCCGTCGAGAGTGATTCTTGGAGCGACCATATCGTCATCCACCATACTTGCATCAATGATCTGCTCAATTTGATCGATGTAGTCTTTCGTCGCTTGGTTGGACCTTGCTCGTTGGGATCGAATTTCCTTCTGCACCGCATCCTTCACGCCCGTATCGACTGCATCCTGAATTGTGTCCAATACGGTCTTTTGCTCGGTATTTCCTGGAGGCAGTTGGGTATCAAGCAGGTCTTTTATCTCCTGAGATGTCTTAGCAACAGGCGTGTTGCTTTTAAGCCAATCCTCTACCGTTTTCCCAAATTCCTTTGCGGCATCCTCTGCCTCTTTAACGGATCGTCGAATGAGTCTTGGATCTCGGACCCGCCAACTCCCATCAGGTTGAACCTCAATTCCATCAGGTATGCCTGTCTGTGGATCTACTTTTAGCATTCCGTTAGCAAGCCACGCCTTCAATGATTCGGTGGATGGATCTGCTCCAGATGGGTCCCAATCTTTAGGATCAAGAATCTCGGCATAAGTGACTCCATCGCCGGGAGCCTCGGTCAATTCCAATTTCTCATTGATGGACTTGGAATGGTTATACCCGTCGAATATTTCCTTAAACTCAGGAATCGCAGAGAACTCACCAAGGATTGAGGACTGAATCTTCTTATTGCTACCAAAGAGTCCTCCCAGTCGTCCCAATACGCTGGGTGCTCTACCTGAAAGGCGAGAGCTATTTAATGCCTTTTCTAAATTCTTTGCCCATAGAGGTTTCCGAAATGACTTCGCATAGGATGGAGTATATTTCGTTAACTGTGCTGCCCCTTGTTCAGCGAAGATCTCTTCAGCGATATATTCCTGAACATACCTCTCGCCCTTAGCATTAATATCCCTCGCAGACTCAGGTGTCAGTAGACCCATATAATGCCGGGTAAGTTCCTTAAAATTATCGTTTGTTTCGACAAATACGTCTCCACGCCGAAGGTCAGCACGGGTCAATTGACTCCCTAATGAAGAGACTGCTTCCTGTGAAAGTCCCAACTCTTGCGAAATCTGCAAGGTTGTCTTGCCAGCAGTATTACTTTGCATGATTTTCCGGCGGGTTGCCGGGTCCAGTTTGAACTTGGCTTTGCCCTGAGCATCAACCTTTGCAAAAAGACCTCCTTTCCTATTGTTTACATCACCAAGTAGGGTTGAAAGTATTTTTTCCCGGACACCTACATGCCGAGCAACATAGTGGGAATGCTCATGCTTCGCTACATGACGAGCAAAGTGCCTCATCCAATCCTGCCGGGCAGTATTAATTCCAATTTCATTTGTGTTCGGGTTGTACCATCCCGCAGCCTGTGCCGGGTCAGAGATTATTTTTAATCCGGTATCCGGAAATCCCCCCATAGCCCAGGCAATCGACTTCTGGTGTTCAAATGAAAGCTTACTGAATGCGTCACCCGTAGGTGTCCCTTTTAGCATTTCCCTATAGTTTCTGGCATTGGTTGCCGACAACTTATTTACCTGTGCCTGACTGGCAAATGGAGTCAATGAGCCAGCAACGCCAAATGAGCCAGCAAGTCCAAATCCAACAGTTCCGCCTGTTACAGCACCCTGCCAAGTCCCCCCAGATCCAAGAAATCCAATTGCGGATTGCATCACCATTGCCTCTAAAGTCTGTACGGATGCGACCCCCCCTGCCACACGAGATGCAAACCGTCCAACCGGATCAAGTAAAGGAAACGCCAATTCGTATGCCTTCAGACCTGCTGTACTACCTTTAGAAACTGGAGAAATGACATTTCCTCCTGCGTCAACTGTTGCCTGCAATGCCCTATGGAGTGGTTGGAGTCTTGCACCTAACGCAATATTTGAACCGATCTTCTGCATATCCCTTGCAATCGCACGAACCATTGGACTACCTAACAGCACCCCACCAATCGCACCTGCAAAGCCTGCCCCCACACCTCCTACACCTGCGGCGACCGTCGTTTTGATTCCAGTCTCCAACCATCGTCGTGCTGAATCTCCTATATCCGGTGCAAATTTCACAACTGTAGCATCGAGCAATTCATCGGCCTTGTTCATAATCCACTCAGCCGTTTGCCCCATCATGTTTATAGCGTGCCCGGACATTCTCTGTGGTCCTGCTTGCATCAATTCCTCGTACATATTTTCTGCACTACGAGCAACGTCTGCCAACTTCCCAGCAGCATCATCTGAAGCTTTTACTGCATCATCCAAAACCTTTCCCGCATTTATGACCTTTGCCGGGTCGCCCAGAACAATCTCCCTGCCTAATGCTGCCTGAGCATCGGCAACCGCAACCGCTGCTTCATCAGCAGCATTCTTAGCAGTCTTTAATGCACTGCCGAATGTTGCATTAACACCCGTTCTGACTCCAGCCTCTACACCTTTCTTTCCAAGACCACCCATTGGCACTAAATTCAATGGATCGAAGACGAAAGTACTCAAGATTTGATTCCTTTGTGCTTGTTGCGGATTTTGCCACCATTTATTAGCAAGGTCATGGGCTCCAGCAGCATAGACTGCCTGATTGGATAAAGCCCTTAATTGAAACTGTCTCTGGCGTTCGTTCTTTGCCTTTCTATAGAGTTCTTGTGCCTCCGGACTAGCTTCATCGCCCGGCTTTTCAATTCGGTCCAAAAAATATCCTCCAGCGTTTTCACTAAGTAACTGGTAATCGCTACCCAGCCCTCTCCAGCCTGCCCCCATAATATCACTGACTTCCTGTGCTTCTTGTTTGCCGTGGACTGCACCCTCCCAAAACTCTTGAATCAGTCCCTTGCCGTCCTTTGACCCGACCGCACCCTTCCAGATCTCGCCCAATAGATGCTTGCCTGCGTCAACTGCTTGACCGAGTGTTAGATCTTGCTGCTTTTCCATGCCTCTGCGAACAAACCAATCGAAGACCTCCGGATCGTGTAGATGGGTGCGTCCTTCCCGGTGAAGTTTCTCAAGACGGTCCAGCCATTCCTGGTCTTGTTCTTTTAGCTGATAATAGAAGTCTGCACGTTGACCATATTCTAAGAGTGATGCTTGATGTGCAGCGAAGGGATCATACTCCTTAATGACGTTTTTGTAGTGCCTTAACTCATCCTTATTTCCAAGAAATTTACCATCCTCGGACTTTTGGAAACTCGTGGGAAACCAATCCCGTGGATTCGGTGCGGTAATTGTTTTTGCGTTGACCATCGATTGGATTTTACCAGCGGCTTGGATGTCTGCTGCATCACCATACTTCTCATAAGCTTCCTGCTCACTTGCTTGCCGCTCCTCCAATTGTTGTATAATTAGCTTTTCGATACCCGTTCTCGCCCAATCGCCTTTGGGTTGCTTTAATACGTGTCGGTAAAAATCATCAGCGTCTATGGCCGTGGGGTCGTCTTCACCTAATCCTCGCCAAGGGATTGTCACAAAGTCTTTTACACTGCCTCCTACACGATCCACAACCCCCTTCGCTTGGCGATGTTCCTTGTACTTTAGGTTAGACTTCTTTCCGATATTGTAAATTCGCCCTCCACTTGCTGACTGGGTAGTGCTATACCCCTCCTCTTGGAAGAAGTTTATCACGTCATCCGTCAATCGACCTGAATCAATCATACCAGAGATTTGGTCCCAATTAAAGTTTCCTTCCTTCGCTAACTCAATTGCATTAGACCTTTCCACGATACTTTGAGGAATTACAGGGTCATCAATGATCGAGAAATCAGGGGGCTTGGAGTTTCTCCAATTGCTTATTGCGGTTTTTACCTGGCTAACCGCTTCCTGGTCGCCTGCTTTTGCACGCTCTTGAATTTCAAGTGGAATCCCCTCAAGGATCTTTACCCGTTCTTCGCTTGTAAATCCCATAACTCAATTCTCCTCCAAAAGCTCTTTCACGTCATCATTTGTCACCGGGTCATCAAAGATCGAAAAGTCAGGTTCCTCTTCACTTACGGCGGGATTCGTGCCCCCTAAAACAGCTTTCCCTTTATCATCCACATACCAGCGCCCTTCAGACTGCATGAATTGTTTACTGGTTTGATATTGATCCAAAAGATTATTCAACTTCTCCAACCAAATTTCTTCACTATCGCTGCGTTTTAGTCCTGCAACAGAAAGTCTCGCACCTTCCTTATCAGATAATGCACCTTTAAGTTTAGAAACATTATCCAACCATTCTCCAGTTGAGATCTCATCCGCAATTGCCATAGCTGCATTCCTAGAACCGCCTTTGAGAGTGCCTTTGATCCACTCAAAGATATTACCCCAACCTCCTGCTTGAAAATCACCCTGAGCAATATCATTTCGTAATCGACGGACCCGATCCATTTCACGCATCAGTTTAATTTGGTCTTGGATAGCATTACTGCGTTCTTCAGTCTTAACGACTGTTCGCTCCTCTTGCTTTTGGGTGAACTCAGTTTCTTTGCGTTGCTCTTCCTTCCGAGTCTTTTCAGCAGCGATGTCATCGCTGATACTTTTCTCAAATGCAGTCAATTCATTATTCAATCGGTCTCCATGCTGTTGACTGCCTAAGAGAAGATTGTAATCTCGCTTCAGTCCATAAACATGCTGGCGACGCTCCTGTGGTGGCAGAGATTGAATCCTCTGCAATTCAGTATAAAAGGAACCCACATCCTTTGCCTGGTCCGCTGCCATTGCTTCAGCATGTGGAATAAGGGCTTGTTCTACATTCCCAAGATATTGTTGTGCTTGAGGCCCGTAGATTGGATGATTAAACACGGTTGCAAAACGCGACTGTAGTGCTGCTGTTTTTCTCTGAATATTAATCAAATGCTTCTGGCGAAGTTGACTATCGGGAATCCCCGAAGAACTATTCAAGTCCGTTCCAGCCTCCTCCTGCAATACCTTCATTTCTTCAACCAATGTTTTCAGAGAGGTTGCAGCGGTATCATCCATCTCCCGCTTCTGATTCAAATTGAACTCATTCGTCTCATTGGCGATTTCCATGCTTCGCATGTTCTTTTGATGCGTGTCAATCGCTCGCAATTCCGCCTTAGCCAATCTCTCCGCTTCACGTTGCTGGCGTTCTTCTTCCATAGAGAGTCGACGCTTCCGCTCGAAGAGGTTCTGCCCCGCTTGGAAAGCATTGATGAACGTGCCAACGGGATTGCTTTGAACTGTAGGGGCTTGTGCGTAAACTGCCATGGTTATTGTCCGTATTGAGATTGAAAGAATCCGGCGGTATCTGCTGCCGCTTGTTGTTGATTAAGAACATTCCCAGTTACTCCAACATTCGCACTATTTCCTCCGCCAAAAAGCTTGCCACCGAGAGCCCCGCCTAACGGTCCACCCAGAGCGAATCCAGCAATGCCCGAAATTGCACCAAGAATGCTGGATCTACGTTGAGCCTGCATCTGAGCCTGTGCATTGTAGAATGCCTGCCTGCGGTCCAAATTCTGGGACGCAATCTGCATGTTCTGCCCTGGAGTCATCAACATGGCTTGTGGTGACATCGGATTGATACGGGGCGTGGATTGAAAGAGTTGCTGCAAGGAAGAGGTCGCCATCCGTCTACGGAATTCGACCATTTTCGTGTGCTCAATACCCAAATCCCGAAGGGCTGAAAACTTATTGAAGTCCCCGGCGGTTCCCCTACTGATCCCCATCTCCGCTGCTTTACGGGAAAGATTCGCCTCCACTTCCTTCGGGAGTCCGGTTGTGGAGAGATCCTGCTGAAGTTGATTCATCAACATGCCCCGGACTTTTGAGATCCCAGGCATTGCCTGCTCCATCAAATCAAGGGCTTGCTTCTGGGTGCGTTCGGAGATTTGGGATGTGAGGGAACTGGCATCGTCCAAATAACGACGATTGAGGGCGAAGGTATCCCCCATCACTTTGCCAGTGTCGAGTTCTCCAGCGTATTTGAGTTTCGGTTTGCTAAATAATCCCATTGTTTTGCCCCTTATGTTTCATAGCCAAGTTTGCGGATACAGAATGCGGTATAAGATGGAGGTCTGTTTTCGTGTGCGTCTCCGCTTCCTGTTGACCCTGTTTCCGTAGTCGCACTTGCATTATAGAAAGCATCCCCACCAGTTGACCCGGCTTTACCTACTTGTGATTCAACTGGAACGGTGTGTGTGTGTGCCGCTAATTCATCCTCCGTCAACGGGTGCGTCTTCGTTCCAAATGTGTAACCTGCTGCTTTATACTTCTCTGTACCTCCGAAATCTTCAGCATCTGTATCATCTACAGCAACAAGAGAGTGTCCTTTAACCGCAGAGAATGCTTCCCAACCAGGATTCAGTCGAACTGCTTCCGTATATCCTGCTCCACCAGTATAAAGAGAATTGTCCAGATACACAAATTTGATATCCCCCGGCGATCCATCCTGAGTCACCCAAGCAGACCCCGTGTACATCAACATAACATTGATATCCGTATCAAAGTAGGTCTCCCCTGCTACTGCATCACCTGGGCGACTATTTGAATCTCCGCTGTTTGTGACATTGACTGGTCTCCATTCTGATCCAGTATAAGCTTTGAGTGCTAATGGTCTTCCGCTTGTCGCATGTACTTGAACCCACAGGTCATTGGCATTCGCTCCGGTTGGCTCTGTAGGTTGAACCAGGATGCTCCTGACCTTGTCTGAATCAGGATCATCGGAATTGGTAGCCACTTCCGTATATTGACGGATCTGGGTCAATAATTCATCCAACGCAGTAGGTGCATCTGTACTTGGAGGAGTTGAACCCTCCTTTAAAGAAAGTTGATATTTAACAGGCATGTTACGTCAGTGTTATCGGTGTGGATCTTTCGGCAAATTGAGGCTCGGCCAGAGGCTTGAGATACGCTTGAATATAGTCTATCTCGCACCGTCCTGTCCATTTCAAACGAAACTGGAATGAATATCCGGCAACTTTATTACCAGGAGGAGTCTTCAAAGTGTAGCGAGGAATAAAGTCGGTCGTCGGGGATGCACTTGCCAGAGTCACCACCAGCGTCTCCCATGTCCTCCATGCTGTTTCGTTGTCTACTCGGTACTCAAAGTCAATTGAGAGGTTGTCTTGAATGTTGGACAACCAAACATCCATCCGTCCAAGGGTCTTGAGCCCCATCGGATCTTGAGCATTCATTGCCCGTGTGACCATTATTTGCTCAAGACCAGTCTCTTCAACGGTCGTGGCTCCGTCTTTTTGGAGTTCCCAAAGTTCGTCTCCGCTTCCTGTATAAACGACAGCGTAGCAAGTGCCGTCCACGTCGAAGAGTTGCCGGAAATAGTGGTCTGTCGGCAAACTCCAGTACCCGTCAAAGCTCACTGGGGACTTCCCGCCCAAACGGTTCAGGGATTCAAAGTTGATACTGACCGCACCCTCGTAGACCCATTGATGGTTGATCAATTTCGGCAAAACGGTGGTGATAAATCGATCTCCGGAATGTGTGGAGGAATTGTGCTTCAATCCCCATTTCTGAAACTTCTCAGGGATTTCCTGGTGCAGTCCACCATAACCGGGAGATTGCTGTTCACCTACCGCCATCCGTAGGGACCGCAATCCATTGGATGAACGAAAATAAAGATCATTGTTGACCGGAACAATGCTATTGGGGCCAGCGACACCTATGGCAGGGAGGAGTGGGGCTTGGAAATCTTGAACACTGGTCCATGCGTCCCGGTCGGTTACATCCGTGCGGAGGGTATGACAATCGCGGGTCGTTCCAATCACCATTGTTCCTTGTCCGGAAGCTTTATCCTGGGTCGGAACCTCGTGCAAAGCAGTGATTTCATTTGGGAAGGCGAAAGAACCACCACCGAAAAGATATCCGGTCTCGGTAAATTTCAATGCAGTGGTAGGGTCGCCATTTTGGAGAATATCGCCGACCTGAAGGGTCTTGCGTTGTCCACTGGACACAAGGTGAAGTCGACCATTGGCAAACCGCATAGCGGTCCCCACAGGGACAGTGGTGAGGTTATCCCAATTGCTGCCATCGTATTGAATTGGCTGCTTTTCTCCATCCTGACTGACAAGGACTCCAGCAACTTCCTCAAACCAGACCTGTTCCTTCAATGGGTTGGCGTCCAAAGGAATATCGACCGTCAGGGCAGAAGTTCCCATCTCATTCCATATGCCGCTGTAGTAGGAATACAACATGGGTTTGTCCCAGTCGTAGTAGATGGAACCCAGCGGGAATGAACGTGGGGTAGTTTTCGCATGGGTAGCGGAAACATCGCCACCTTTGTTCACCATCATTGTGAAGGTCTTGTAGGGGACATCTGCCGTAATGGTCAGCGATCCATCTCCGGCTGTTGCATCTGCGGTCACGTCCGATCCAAACTGAGAATTGATTGCTGCCGCCAAAGCTGTTGCCGTTGCCGGGTTGCTCGTTGCCCAATCGACAGGAGAAGATAATGCAGTGCCATTGATCACTACGTCAATGGTGTTCACCCCAGGATCATTCGTTCCAGCAGTGATGGTGATCGTGTCCACCTGAGCGACCACATCCACAGGAGTGGGGTAGCTTGAATTGTCACCTTGGGGGATCAGTTCATTGGGGACATAAACGTGCCCGTTTGCTGTGGTATTGACCAATGAAGCTGCCGCAGAACTGGTTGTCGTCACTTCCGTAATAAATCCACGTCCTGCCAATTCTGAAGTCAAAACTACATCATCTCCAGAATCAACAGCATCGGCAACAGCACCTAAGTCTCCATGTGAGTTTATGGCACTGGCTAGAGCGGTAGCTGTTGCTGCATGACTCGTTGCCCATGTCACTCCAACCGTTGCGTTGACCAGAGTTCCATCAACGATGGCGGTAATCTCCACGTTAATATCCCCGCCACCTGCTGTAATCGTAATGGTATCCACTTGTGCCGTGGGAACCTCCCAAACAGTCACATTGGATTTCAATACCTCAATGAACTCACAGGCAGGGTCATTCGCACCCGGCGAAGCTGCATCTTCCAAACGGTAGATTCTCCCGTTAGCCCGAAGAATGATTTGATCTTGGGATTTAAAATGGGTGATGCCTTGAAAATAGAGTCCATTCGCTGAGTCGGTCGGCAAGTCTGCCTTCTTTACGAACCTGGGGCGACTGCGTACCCGTCCGCCCCGATTGGTGATGTTCTTGGAATCTGCATACTGCTCTGGTCCGATGAACTCAGGATCATCGCCGCTATTGTGCCCACCGACTGCAAGGGCAAATCGGTCGGTAATCAAATCTCTTCGTGCAACAGCCATTATACATCCCCAATGTCACCGAATCCTCCAACGATACTGAATGCGGGTTGTTGCTCATGTGGATGATAACGCTGGTTCTCACCCTTCATTGCATTCAATGCCCTCTGGAAATTTGCCTCTGCCTCATCGATCAATCCCGCTTCTTCCTTTGCCAATGACATTATCATCAGTCTGAGAGCAGGGATATTGGTAACGACTAGGGGAGTGTTATCACCGCCAATTGGGATTACCCGGCGACGTGCAACGACATCCACAATCTCATCGACGGTACTGGTTCCGACCTGATAAGTGCGAAATGGAATACTTGGCCAGTACCCGGACCAGCGACCACCAAACCATTCTCCATCATTGAGATCCTGATAGACCAATTCAAATGGTTTTCCTGCTGCATCCCGTTCGACTCGGTGAATTTTGAAATATGCTTTTGCCGTGGGAGTCGGCTCTTGATCCCGATTACCGGGAGTGATTGTCACCGTCTCATTGTCAGCATAGATAGTGATATCTTCCGAGTCCTCAGAATACGCCTTAATTCGCATCCCTTCTGGCTGGCGATACACATAGGTTTCCCCCATGTCGTCGCAGGTTAATGGTGCAATGCTGCCCGGTTGTTCGTTTTGGGGATTCAGTGTGAACCATGGGTCTGTGATTTGCAGAGATCCAATATTGGACCGTGAACAACGATACACAGAGTCAAACTCGTCAGGAAGGACTAGCACCCCGTCGTGGCAATTGATTTGCATCCGCTTCAGGAAGATAGGCCAATTGCCTTCCATGCTCAATCGCTCCTGGGCCAAATCCACGTATTCCTTGAGTCGTTCATCATTAGGAGTCATCCCCGTATCTGCCGCAATACGGGAAAGCTGGGATTTAACATCTTTATAGAAGCGGAGCATCTTATTTCACGCCTCCTGTTGCGGATACGGCTGCTGGTCGCTTGAGGTCTTTGAAGTACACAGAAATGTTACCCGTAACTCTGTTCGCATGTTGAACATCTATGCGGTCGATAATGTGCTGATCTCCTTCAAACCTTGCATTTGATGCAGTGATACTTCCAGAACTCACATTACCTGCCCGATTGTATCCAAACTCCCCAAACTCATGCTGTGGTATTGTATCAATAGTAGCCTCAATGGCTTTCTTAACTGTAGAGCATCCAGTAAACAGCAATATCGGAAGGAGTAGAAATAGATTCTTCATGGTAATTCCTTTACAATAAGTTCGCAGTTCTCTTTGTCAAATTCTACCCGCTGCACAGCAATGCCATGGCTTCTTGCCCATCGCCGTCGTGCCTCTTGCTGCACTCGGTCATCGGGGCCAAACTTCATTTTTCTCACGTAGCCGTACCAGACACCAAGAAAGGCGAGGATAGCTTTCACTCGTCCAACTTCCTTGGTTTCCACTTGCCTTGCATAGACTTGAATCGCATCGCAGAAAAATCCATCGCTTGAGAAATTGGAGTCAGTGCTTACCTTTGGTCGCATGTCATCATGCAGCAAGGCAGGCATCCGAATAGTTTCTCTTGGAATAAAGAAATCAACGATCTTTGGTTGTGAAGAGAAGTCAGTGACCTTTCCAGGGGGAACTACCCAAACTTGCTGCGTCCGTTCCAGTTTGCTCCGAAAATCCTTGTAAGCCTTTTCAAAATTCAGTGGATGGGAAAATGCCAATTCATCAACAATATCAGGGGCTATTGGTTCGCCAGCATATTGATAGATCAATGGTTGGTACGTCAGGCCATTCTTCCCGTCAAGGAGGCTTTCGTATTGGGGACAATGTAAGAACTTAGCCATGACTCTTGAGCTTGGATATAATCACAGCTAACTCCTGCTTTATCTCTCCAAGTGTCCTTGACTGCCCTTCAACTAACTCAAACAGCTTGTTGTTATTTTTACGAATATCGTCTATCTGCACACGCTGCACTTTAGTTTCTTCTTCCAACTTACTCACCTTGTCGTATATC